GTCAGCGTATCCCCCTCCCGCACCTGCGCGCCGACGGGGCCGATGTAGGCGTACTGCCCCCGGGAGATCTCTCCCAGGAGCGTCGCCTCGCTTTCCATGCTCTGCCAGCTTTTGGCGTTCACCGCCCGGAAGAAAGCCCGGACGGTTTTCGTCTCAGTGCCGCTGGTAAGCCGCATATCCGTACCGTACTGAGCAATGATTTTCTCAACCATTCTCCGCATGTCAGACCCCCCGGAAGGAAAAACCGTCTTTCAGATAGGGCGCGATCATCAGCTCTGCCTGACGCTGCAAGCACTGGGAAGCCGCGTCCCGATTCTTGCTTCCCTGCTTCACCGTCAGATCACCGGCCTTGAACTCCTCCACCTGAGTGTCGTCGTCCACGCCGTTCAGCTGCGCCAGCGCCAGCAGACTGGCCGCGGCGATGAAATCCGCCTTGCAGTCCTCCGGCGTTAATCCCTCCCGCAGCCGCGCCGTCAGGGAGGAAGCGGACGCGCCGCACAGCAGCCGCAGCAGATTCGTCTGCCGCCCGTCCAGTTCCCCCGCCAGCAGCGCCGCCTGAGCAAAAACCTGTTCCGTCAGCGTCATACGTTCAGCACGAGGGACGCGCCGTCACAGATCTTGCCGAAGCCGGAAATGGAGGTGATGGCCGCCCGCTCCAGCTGCCGGTCAATGAGCTTGTCGTACTCCACCAGCACGTCGCCGGCACGAACCAGCTCCAGCGCGTAGCGGTTGTCCAGACCGATGATCACGCCGTCGGACACGGCAGAGGTGCGGTGCAGCTGCGCGCCCAGAGGGGTGCTGAGCTTGCCGGTGCCCTGGAAATTCAGCCCGGTGAGGGGATTCTGCAATTCGGAGATCTTCAGCATGCTGGTCATGGTGGCGGTGGAGCAGAGGATGGTGTTCATTGTGTAGGGGTCAAACTGTCCCCAGAACTCCACCAGCTGGTCGTAAGCCAGCGTACCCTTAGTGCCGGAAATGGGGCCGGTGCCGATGGTGTACTGGGTAGCGGCGTTCTCGTTGCCGTCGCCGGAGATCAGCACATTCACCGCGTCGGCCAGCTGCTGCTTCTGGATGTGTGCGCCGATCTGACGCAGCATCACGCCGAACAGATCCAGCTTCTGGAAGCGGATGGCCTCATAGGACGCCACCAGCATTCTGCCCCGCTTGCTCAGCTGCACCAGATGCTCCTTGGTCTTCACCGCAGTCTCGGGGATGGACGCACCCTCCATCACGTCCTTCAGCTCCTTGTCCGCGTCGGTGGGGATGGAGTAGATGGAGCGGTAGTCCATTGCGTCGATGACGGTGGTGGTAGCGGTGATGGCAGGCAGAATGTCGTTTTCCTCCATGCCCTGCCGGACGGTGCGGGCGATGTACTCAGGAAACAGCACGGCGGAGTCCATGGTGCGGAAGAACTTCTCCACAGGAGAAGAACCCGCCCCCTTGGCGCGGATGCCGAAGCGCTTCAGCTGCCGCTGAAAGGCGTCGGTGCCCTCCAGCGCGGTGCCCCGGTAGTTTTCGCTGGGGTCCAGAGATTCCAGCACCTGCGTAAAGTTCATACCCTCCTGCCGGTACATACCCTTTTCCAGTTTCAGATTGTCATAACCCATTTGATATCCTCCCAAGTAAATTTATGGCTGCCGGCCTTCGCCGGAGAACCTATGATATATCGCGGCAATATCGATCACAGCAAAGCCCCGCGCCGCCTCCGAGGCTTTGCAAAATTCTTAAATCAGGAAACCGCTTTCTACAGCTTCCTCTTTCCCCCGGCAGCCGCCCAGCTGGGTCGTAAGCGGCATACTCTCCGCCAGCCGCTCTTCCAGCGCCGACCTGAGCTTGATCAGGTCTTCCGCCGCGGCGGTCTTAGCGATGCTCCGCAGCACCGGCGCTTCCACCCCCAGCTCCAGCGACAGCCCCAGACGCACAATGCTGTCCTCCAGCTCTTTCTGGTAGCGCTTCCCCAGCTCTGCCTGCTGATACAGCGCCCGGTATTCCGCCTGCGCGCCGAATTCATCGGCCAGTTCCTTGAGCTTGGGCTTTCCGCAGCCCAGCCCCTTCAGCACCCCGGCCTCCCGCTGTGCCGGGACGGCCACAAAGGAAAACTCATAGGCGTCCATCGGCTCCTGCAAAATGGCGCAGCAGACCTGCCCGTCGTAGCTTTCACCTTTCCGATGCCCGCAGGAACCGTAGTCGCTCCCGCAGATGGAGCATACGGAGCGCCCCATGGCGCACCCCACGGATACCTCCTTTTTGATTCCCGCCTCGATGTCGGCGATGATCTCGTCGTTGGCATCCCCCCGCCGGATGTACGCCCATGCTTTGATGAATTCCGCACCATTCTCCCGAACCACCTCGGTCTGGAAGATACGCGCCACCTGCTTGTCGCTGCTCCACTTGTGGTCAACGATCCCCGTCTTGCCGATAAACAGCTTGGCAAGTCCGGGGAGCGCGGCGCTGTCGAAGCGCTCAAAGTCCCGGTCTACCTGATCGTCGCACAGCCGCAGGGAGAACACGTAAACCTGCTGGGCTGTCAGATGCGCCTTGGCAAGATTGTTGATCGCTTCCAGCTGTACCGCCGTAGGTGCGCCGCTGCTTGCGGCCTGTGCCGCCTTGTTGATTTCCATGCCGGTTCCTCCATTCAAGAATTTTCATTTTGGGACGCATCCGCCAGACACTTTTCCGCCTGCGCCCGGTAAAGCGCCGCCTGCGCCTCCTGCGTGATATCCTGCAAGCTGATGTCGTCCCACTCGATCTCCACCCGGTTGTCCAGCCCTTCCAGCGCAAGATAGGTCTGACAGATCTTCCGCATGGCAGGCTCCACCGTCCGCCGCAGCGCCCACAGTTCCGAGGTCAGCAGATCCGCCTGCTGGGTACTCATCCGCTCGGTGGTGCTCCAGTTCAGCCCCAGCAAAAAGGGCGGCAGCCCGGTTTTTGCCACCAGC